GTATCCTACTTTTCGGGTAGGCTACGCCTACCCAAAAGTAAGAAGCAAAAGGGGGGTTTCACTGGGGGCTTCGCCCCCAATGAGGGAGCTCGTAGAAATATTGCGGAGAGCGACCGAAGGGAGCTCGTAGAAATATTCCGGAGAACGACTGTAATGAGAGCAACTGAAAGAAGCTCATATGATTTCTTTTATCATCAAGCGTGTAAACTATATATCTTTATATATAAAAAAGTAATTGTATATATAAAGAATGTCTTCTACTAGAATAAGGAATGATGTGGGCCGAATCTACAAAGAAATGGAAATATTTACGAATGAGGGAAGATACCTGTTAGATGTACCAAAATGGAAAAACAAAGAACAGTTCATTGAAGACCCTCATCTCCGTCTACAACGCATAGAAGCAAATAAATACAGTAACCGCGTAAATATTGAAAATAGTATATTGGGATATACAAAACCGATTTCGAGAGATTATACAATGAAAGATGAGTATATAAAATTCACCCCCAAGGTGGAAATACCCATATATGACAACTATACGAAATGCGTGACGGATGAAACGAGAGCGACCCTTCCTGCTTTCCTTTTCAGAGATTTAGAAGTAAACCGGTTTGAAACGCCTTTTATTAATCCACAGAATGATATTGAAAGAAAGTTCGACTGGAACATAAATACTAGAATAGTAGAAAAAGACCGTTTGTATGACAACCGTCCACAGGTAAATGAAATGAACTGTGAACATTGGTTACCATCGAGTTAATATCTCTATGAGCTCATTTTATTCGCTCTCCGCAATATTCCTACGAACTCCCTGCGGTCGTTCTCCGCAATATTCCTACGAACTCCCTGCGGTCGTTCTCCGGAATATAAAAGAAACCCTACGTCGTGGCCTTCGGCCACTCCTCCGGATTTTTCAATATAAAAGAAATCCTACAAACTCCCTCATTGGGGGCGAAGCCCCCAGTGAAACCCCCCCCATTTTGCTTCTTACTTTTGGGTACACTACGCCTACCCGAAAAGTAGGATACGGTCGTTTTCCGGATTTTTCAATATTCCTATGTCGTGGTCTTCGACCACTCCTCCGGAATATAAAAGAAATCCTACGTCGTGGCATTCGGCCACTCCTCCGGATTTTTCAATATCTCTACGAGCTCCCTTCGGACGCTCGTAGGAATATTCTAAATACCCAACTTCATTTTACATTCGTTCATGTAATAATTTAAATTCGACATGTTTTCATATTCCAACGACGTTTTGTCTTTATCTATCGATTCTTTTAAAAATTTACATGCTTCCAAACATTTTACGTAGTTGCGTTTTTCATAACTATTACGAATAAAATGTACAACGGGGGATGTCGGATTTTCGTATATATACTTGTAATTCGTAATCATTTGATTATAGTCGCCATAATAATGCTCGAAAATACCAATATTATCAAAATATACAGGCGAATATAACTGTTCATCCGCGTGTCCGTATCCTTTTTCCAAAAATTCCAAGAACTTGTCTTCCACTAAGTCGCAAAACAACCACATATAGTGTAAATTACCAGTAAAGAACCCACTACACATCGAACATCTTCCATACGAAAAATATTCATTTATATTGTTGTATATGAGTTCCGGTTCAATATAATTTATATAACATGTTGAAAATTTGTCACGATTAACCGCCAATGATTCCTCCAAATGTACTAAATTCGAATAACCCATGCGCTCAATACAGAAATTTATCCAGGCGAAATGGGTACTTCCAAAAGGGTTATTATCGATTGTTTCTTTCAACATTAAGTACCTAGACATACAAAATAAATAATAACTTGCAGTGTTTCGATTGTCAAAATTGTAAGGATGTGTACGACGATTTTCATTTATTTTATTTCTATATTCTGCAAACGTATCGTCTAGCAAACTACCCTTTTTATTGAAACGTAAATTTTCAAAATCCCGTACAACTATATGTGTCCGATTCGCCAACCATTTTGACGACAATCTCGCTTCGAGAATAGCCGGAACACTTTCCTCGTCGCAATAAATAACCAAGTTATATGGAAGTTTCAGTGTCGACATAGAATGACTCATATAATACGTCTTGTCCCTTTCTTTGATTTCTTTGCTCGCATCGCAACATTTCGCCAAGTTAAAATAGGCTGTGACAAGGGTCCAATTCGAAACGTCGGCTTTTTCTCCATATAGAGTGGAAAATTTACCAGATAAGTCTATCACCCCTGTACCTGAGTCATGCCCTACGAATGTAAGGTCGTATTTCAAAGAATCGTCTATATTGTACCAAAACACGTCTCTCATTTCCTTGAAATACCATATATCATCGAATATTATGAACCCATTGTAGTTTATCGCAGTGAGGCGCTTATATAGTTCCATCGCCTTTACGCCGTCATGTGGGTCTACGTCTAAGAAAATAAACTTGCTATTTAATATAGTTTCTTTCCATTTGTTAAAACCGGCGTCTTGAAAAATATCATCATCTCTATGAAATCTGATATTGGGGCGTTGTAAAATCTCCGTGTTAGACATTATGTCTTGTATGTCGAATGTATGTACAATATTACTCTCATTGTATGAAAGAGCAGCCGCGGATTGGCCTCTATATGTTCCTATATCAATAATTGTTGAATTGTGGAATAGGGTGGATAAATAAGCGAGTAGACGATAATGCTGTTTACCACACTTACCGAAGAATTCCTGTATGTCGACGTAACTATAAGAAGTCGGATGAACAATAATTTTCTCGAAATATTTGTCGAATGGGAGCGCGTTAATTGCTTCTTCTGTAATAATTGATGACATCGGCGTTTTAACTACTATATTGTTTATGGGTGTTATACATAAGTGTATCTTTATATAACTCATTTCTTTGAATATTCCTACGAGCTCCTTTCACTCGCTCTCCGGAATATAAAAGAAATCCTACGTCGTGGCCTTCGGCCACTCCTCCGGATTTTTCAATATTCAGTCGTTCTTTGGATTTTATAGAGATATGTATATCCGTTTGTATACTTCTACAATAAATAGAGCACCTAGGAGTTGTGCTAGTATATGTGGGAAAACTTCGTTCATCGGTATTTGTCCTAAAATAGCTTGCGATATAGTAACATTCGGATTGATATATCCTTTACTAAAAGGCTGTATTATGAGCAAAAGAAGCGCCAGGGTAAGTCCAATAATCAATGGGTTTTGTGTAGTAAGTATTACAAATATAAATATTGCTGAGCCAAAAAACTCTGTTAGGTATTGAACATACATGTTTGCTAAAAATATAAAAGTATATATTTGTTTTATATTTTTCATTGGTGTGTATTACAAAATCCGGAGAACGACTGAATCCTACTTTTCGGGCAGGCGCAGCCTACCCAAAAGTAAGAAGCAAAAGGGGGGTCACTGGGGGCGAAGCCCCCAATGGAGGAGTTCGTAGGAATATTGAAAAATCCGGAAATCGACCGTATCCTACTTTTCTGGTAGGCGTAGCCTACCCAAAAGTAAGAAGCAAAAGGGGGGTTTTCACTGGGGGCTTCGCCCCCAATGAGGGAGATTGTAGGATTTATTTTATATTGTGGAGAGCGACTGAAAGGAGTTCGTAGGAATATTGAAAAATCCGGAGAACGACCATAGGGAGTTCGTAGGATTTCTTTTATATTGCGGAGGAGTGGTCGAAGACCACAACATAGGAATATTGCACCTTTCAATATTTCTACGAGCTCCCTTCGGTCGCTCTCCGCAATATAAAAGAAATCCTACAAACTCCCTACGGTCGTTTTCCGGATTTTTCAATACTAAAAAATCATACGTCGTGGCCTTCGGCCACTCCTCCGGATTTTTCAATTTTTATATAGTATGTTATTTGGGGTATATTATATCATACTTACTATACTAAATGATGGCGTTTTACATAAGAAACAGAGAATAACAAATATACTATAAATCCTATTATTCCGAAATAATATAATATTATTTCTACAACAGATTTATTATTTATCTGCTGAAAATAATAAATTAATAACGCGAAAAATGGCAGCAGAAGTATATCTACTAAATGACTCGTAAAATACAATGGTTTATTCATTATATAATATATTGATATTTTACGGTTTATTACTGGGGATAATATTCCGAAAGAGTGGTCGAAGACCACGACATAGGAATATTGTATCTAAAAATACCAGGGTGGGTAAAATAGCCACTACCCTGAAGAAAACAGACGGCACATATTAATCGCCTCGACATTCGTTTCTTGTGGTAAAAACAGCTTTCTGAATATCTCCTCGTCACGAATACGTATAGTATATTCTTGTTGAATATTGCCTCGCCCCACACGCCCAATCGCCTGGATAATTTTCTGTTGGGTCATCTCTTTCAGGTCTTTGCCAAAAAAAGCGTGACACATTTGATAGTTCATTCCATATATGAAATCACAACTAGCAATAATCAAGTATAGCCTCTGTTCTGTTGCGAGCCTTTTCATTATTTCCATATATTTATTATGTGACTGCTCAGAAAAAACGCCTATACCCATCAATAACAGCATTTTCATCTGCATGGTTACTTCCAACCCCATTACCTCTTCTACTGTAGACTGGTCTATATTTGGAACATATGCATTTGGTACTGTATCTTCTGCGCTCCACCATATTGCTTGATGTGTCGGTGTATTGGGTATATATTGCTGCGAAAGTGAAATTGTTTCTAGTCCATCTTTCATACCATTCAATATATCCATCATTCTTTCTACTCCCGGTGGGAATCCACTCTTACCCATTTTACGTTCTTTTTCGATGTCTTTCCCAACCCGGTTCTCAATATCTTTTGACAGTTTCTCTATTTGTTCATAATTCTTATGATTTTTCTGTATTTTTTCGCTTATAGAAGACAACACCCTCTCTGGGATTTTACTCTGATAGATTAAAAACCTGCCTATTTTATCTACATCCTCCGCGAAAAATATCGTGACCCCGTCAGTTAGAGTATGTGCGTCTATAGTAGAAAGGTGGATACCATCCGTAGATGCACTGGACAAAACACCGGAAATACACCCGTTACATTTCACAGCTGAATTCACAGAAGAATGGCTCGTTTTTTTAGCGGCGTTCTGTAAACTCATTATCCGTGTAAGGGGTATAGAAGAGTCTGGGGGGGATTTCGTATTAGATACTCCCCTGTCCAAACTATGGATTTTCTTTAATCCCCGGGCGTTTTCGGAGCTAGTCCCATCGTCGTCTTCCACCACTCCTGTTGATTTTTCGATATGCCAATAGGGTTTACGAAGAGTCAATGACATTTTATATATCATTTTCCAATCCTCTTTATTAAAAGAAGAAAGCAATGTTAAATAATACTGTTTGATTCCATTCATTGTTAGTTCTTCCGCTCTTTGAAAATACTCAGTAACGTCAACATTCCTACGAGCTCCCTCCGGTCGCTCTTCGGCCTGTAAAAGAAACCCTGCGTCGTAGTCTTTGACTACTCCTTCGGAGTTTTCATTCATCCGAGATGAGGTAGAGTTCATTTCGGCTACCATCTGTACAAATCGGACTATTTCTTCCAAATTGAAATATCGCAATATAGTCCGATTTATCCGACAGTTACGGACGCATGCCAATAGCTCGTCGTGATTTTCAAAGAAGAAATGGGGCAGCACGGCGTATTTATCCATATTTATCAAAGAAATTGTCTTTGAACATTCGTAACTATTTATTGTATGTATTTCATTACTGTCGAATTTCATAATATAATCCTGTATCACGTCCATTAGTTCAATCTCCGTTGGAAGAGTTGCGCATGATAACACTATGTTTGAAATTTTGTTGTTTTTCCATATTTCGCGGATTATTGTATGTAATGGGTGGTCGGGGCATTTCTCCTCTGGAATATCCAGCGAAATTGTCGGTTCGTCCCAGTATAATATGCAGTTTTTCTCATCATTGAATGACAACATGTAATACATCGCTACCAAATATGAGGAGAGGTCACATATCATTATTTCCACTCTCTCTCCGTTACTATTATCCACTTTATAAATACCACCCGATTTACGGTTTATCTCGTAGTCCTTTGCCGAATAATAATGAAGGCGTATATCACCCGCCGTTTCACATCCGAACGCAAAGGCCACTTTCTTTTCTATAGATATTGCATTTTTTGCAAATGCCAGTCCTACGTGTCTAGAAGCACATATATAAATTATTCTATAATTGCCGGAAAGACCGAGGGGGGAAAGTGTTTTACCAGTCCCAGTCGGCGCGGTGTAAAATACCATTCGCGACGCATCATTTTGTCCGGGTCGATTGAATATACTATATAACTGTTTTTGATGTTCATACAACTCTTTGTTCACGTATTTCAATATGAATGGATTCTGTTCTATGTATTCGGGAGAATTGTTGAATATTTCTCTGATTAAAACACTTGACTTCTCAACGGTATTTGTATAGTTGGTTATAACTCGGGCTACGAAATCCATGACCCATTTATTTGCAGGAATGGTTCCAGAAAGATAGATTCTATTTAACTGTATGATATTGTAGAGGTAGTAACTTATATTTCTTTCTGTTATTTTTATATTTTTATCGCAGGCAGAACCGGGATGATTCGGAAGATGGGGGGCGGTGTGTTTCTTATCCTTTATATTCCCACGAGTCCCATCATTGGGGGCTTCGCCCCCAGTGACCCCCCTTTTGCTTCTTACTTTTGGGTGAGCATAGTCTGCCTGAAAAGTAGGATTCGGTCGCTCTCCTGTATATAAACGAAATCCCGCGACGTCGTCTTTGCCCATACCTCCTGATTGTTTAACTACCGGTGGAATTATCCTATATACTTCGGTATTTCTTTCGTTATTCAGTAGAAAAATATACTTACATAAATCCAATATCACAAATTCATATATGTTTTTACTGTGCTTTTCAAAATTCGTATCCAAATTGGAGACTCGTATTGAGTCGTTCTTTTTTAATGTCTTTGTCTTTGAAAAGTTGGTGGCGAGAAAACTGGATATGTTCGACGGTAAAATACAATGATGAGTCATATTTTCAATCAATGACTTGAAATATTTCGTGTAAATATATACCTCTATCTCGGGGGTATTCTCAAGTTTCATATGTTGTATGATTGTTTGATTTTCATTGTACTTTATTTGAGTGTCGTAAAACCCGTCACGGATTAGACATAGTATTTTTTTCTCTTCCGCAGTAACGGGCACTTCGCAATGCTCCCATTCGGCTTTTGATAGTTTCGTTTGTTGAAAATACATTCGCTTTTCTTTATTGAAAACTCCAGAAAACGACCGTAGGGAGTTTGTAGGATTTCTTTTATATTTATTATAACGACTGTAATGAGTTCGTAGGAATATTGCGGATAGCGACTGAAAGAAGCTCGTAGAAATATTGGATTTCACGCAATTGGTATAATATGTATTAGTAAAATGATTTTATATAACTATTATGAAAGAATAAAGCGTCATTGGGAGGGGGGGGGCGAAGCCCCCATATACAAAAAAATCATCTGTATCGTATAGAAAGATATAAAGGGTTAAATATAATCCGTATTACTAACAAACACTCTAATATTCCTACGAACTCTCTACGGTTGTTCTCCGGAGTTTTCAATACAAGGTACATATACAACTTCAATATTCCTACGAACTCCCTGCGGTCGTTCTCCGGAATATAAAAGAAATCCTACGAGCTCCTTTCAGTCGCTCTCCGGATTTTTCAATTGTATACCCATTCAGTATTTATACGAGCTCCCTTCGGTCGCTCTCGGGATTCTTTAATGTCATCCAGTTTATTCAATAAAAACGATTTTCATGAAAAAAAATCAAATGAAATATTATATCCATTTAGCAAAATGGATTTCTCCGATAGCCAAAAAGAACCCTCTGATATTTCTCCAATAACTCACAAAAATACTCCACTAGATTCGTGTGTAAATCAAACCGAGCCGTTACTTACCCCCGATGAAGGACGTTATGTAATGTTCCCCATCAAATATGACGATGTTTGGAGCATGTATAAAAAACAGATGGACAGTTTTTGGAGATGTGAAGAGATTAATATGTCGAAAGACTTGGTACAATGGGAAAAAATGAATGACGATGAAAAATATTTTATAAAAATGGTTCTGGCCTTTTTCGCCGCCAGCGACGGAATTGTACTTGAAAACTTGGCACAGAGGTTTATGAATGATATCGAAAACTCTGAAATACGAGCTTTTTATAGTATGCAAATATTCATGGAAAATATACACTGTGTTTCTGCAGATACTGCCATTTTAACAGATAGGGGATATTTAGATATTGGTGGGTTAGAAAACCAAAGTGTGAACGTATGGAACGGCGACCAGTTCTCCAACGTCACTGTGAAATACACTGGTAATCAGGAACTATATCTGGTTTTTTTGACAAATGGTATGGAACTGAAGTGCACCCCCGGACATAAATGGATTATTATGAAAGACGGGGTTGTCACAAGAGTCACTACAATAGAACTCATAGAAGGGGTCACTGAAATAGCAGAGTTTGAGTATCCAGTATTATTTCCAGTGAGTAATGGTGCAGGGGAAGAAGATGCAAATGAATGGTTCGCTCCGAATATTCCATTTGCCTTTGAACCGCCTACTAATCGCAGTTTTATAATCAGAGTGGAATGGTTGATTTCCTTCTTAAAGGAATATGGTAGAATGTGTTCTTTGGAAACGGGAGACTGTTTGTATTTCACACTATGCTCTTTCGAAGAGGATATATCTCATTTCAAAAAACTACAGCTGTTTTTCTCTACCATGGGTATCTCTAGTCATATGACTGTAAATCTGGATAAAAATGAAAAAGGGCTTGTTATTTGGCTCAATGCGAAAAATAGTGAAATGTTCGATAGACTGTATATTGATTTGAACATGGTTAAACGGGCGAGTGAAACGATTATCCTCGAAAATGGAATGGCAGACCTCACTGTTCGGGTTCAGTCCGTTCGTAAAATATCGAATGATTCCCCTACATATTGCTTTAATGAACCTTTGAATCACGCAGGAGTATTTAACGGGATTTTGACTGGACAGAGTGAAATGTACAGTATTCTTATCGATACCTATAGCCGCGACAAAGCCGAAAAAGACCGGCTACTGAATTCTATACAACATTTTACATGTATTAAAAAGAAGGCTGAGTGGGCGAAAAGGTGGATTAACGACAAAGAATCCTCATTTGCGTCAAGACTAGTAGCATTTGCGGTCGTTGAAGGCATATTTTTTAGCTCGAGCTTTGCGAGTATTTACTGGATAAAAAAGAGGGGTATGTTACACGGATTGACATTGTCCAATGAATTTATTTCAAGGGATGAAGCTCTACACGTCGAATTTGCAGTTCTACTATATCACAAGTTGGTAAATAAACTGTCGAAAGAAACATTCTATAAAATTATGTTAGAAGCAGTGGAAATAGAGAAAGAATTCATTTTAGAAGCCATTCCATGTCGTCTTATTGGGATGAACTCAACACTCATGAGTCAATATATTGAATTTGTTACAAATCGCCTGTGCCTGCAATTGGGTTACGACAAATTATTTCCTCATGCCACGAATCCATTTGATTTCATGGAGTTGATTTCACTTAATGACAAAGTCAATTTCTTTGAAAAAACAAATACTCAATATGCCCTCGCAAATAAATGTATTGAAGGTGACCCATTTGACCTATCCAGTGATTTTTAACCCTTTGCCGTTTCTGTCATTTTTGTAAATTTCATATTTTACCTATATATAATAAAATATGAAACCACTATAAGTAAGGTATTTATAAAATAACTGTAAATTGAAAAATCCAGAGAACGACCATATCCTACTTTTCGGGTAGGCTACGCCTACCCAAAAGTAAGAAGCAAAAGGGGGGTTTCACTGGGGGCTTCGCCCCCAATATTCCTACGAACTCCCTGCGGTCGTTCTCCGGAATATAAAAGAAATCCTACGAGCTCCTTTCAGTCGCTCTCCGGATTTTTCAATGAGGGAGTTCGTAGGATTTCTTTTATATTGCGGAGAGCGACCGAATCCTACTTTTCGGGTAGGCTACGCCTACCCAAAAGTAAGAAGCAAAAGGGGGGTTTCACTGGGGGCTTCGCCCCCAATGAGGGAGCTCGTAGTGATATGGAAAAATCCGGAAAACGACCGTATCCTACTTTTCGGTTAGGCGTAGCCTACCCAAAAGTAAGAAGCAAAGGGGGGGGGTCACTGGGGGCTTCGCCCCCAATGGAGGAGCTCGTAGGAAGGTTGAGCCAGAAAAAACGAATATATGTTATATAACTCTATTTGATGAAAAGGACAAGTGTTTCCAATGAGGGCGAAAGTATTAGTCAGAATACTATCAATGAAAATGATTCAAATCAACATCTTCGTACATCGCCCCGCGAAAATAGTTATATAAAAACACTCGATGATGAATCTATAGAAAAACCGTCCACCTATCCTTTTATAGAAGTAAATAATGAGTATATAAAAATATTCATATACAATCCAGATGCAGGGAAAGAAGAAGATTTAATTCATTTCTACAATAAAAGTTATTGGGATTTAGTGGGAGTATATGCAGAAATAAACGTATTGTCTGATATATTCGCAGATGTCAAAGAAGTGGCTCCTACTATAAAGGGTGGGGAGGGGGGTAAAAGTTATCCTTATACGGTATTCGAAGGTATTATAAATAATTTATTGGGGCGAAAAAACACCGAACCAAACGCCGATGTCCAACAAAATGCTGCAGCTGAATCAAATATCGCTCTCGAAGAAAATACTAAAAAAGACGAGGTATTCACGAAAGATACAGATAAAACTGCAAAAAATGATGATACCCACAAAGATAATACTCCATCCTCTTTGCTAAGTTTGAATCCGGTAGAACCAACTCCTATAGTAGAGACAAACAAAGACCAACCGAAAGATAGTAGTGATATGCCAAATAATAATGCTACATCTATATTTTCTAGTATAATTCAAGTGAATGAACCATCTATGAAAACTGACGGAAATGCAATTATATTGACTTTTACTCCAAATACTGGATTTAAGTCATTCAAAGATGTAATCGAATCACGCAACCCTGATATGGATATTGATATAACTCAGTCTAGATTTAAATACAAAGAACTGGAGAAAATAGAATTAATTAAAGAAAAGAAGGGTATTTCAATGGATATATGTGTGGAAGAAGTATTTTATATCAATGGTAACCTAATAGTATTGAAAGGTATGCTGAATACACACTCGAGTGGGGATGTAAAAATGGAATCGACCCAAACCCCAATAGAAACGAAAAAAGAAATGTCCAACTTCATGATGTATAATATTCATACGAACTCCCTACGGTCGTTTTCCTGATTTTTCAATATTCCTATGTCGTGGTCTTCGACCACTCCTCCGGAATATAAAAGAAATCCTACGTCGTGGCATTCGGCCACTCCTCCGGATTTTTCAATATTCCTACGAACTCATTATAGTTGTTTTCCACAATATAAAAGAAATCCTACGAACTCCTCCTTTGGGTGGTAGGCAAATTCCCCACTTTTTCTCCTTACTTTTGTATAGGAGTAGCTTACCCGAAAAATAGGTTAACTCGACCTCCTGATTCTTTTCAAATATAATATATAATATATTATATTTGTAGTATTGAAAAATCCGGAGAACGACCGTATCCTACTTTTCGGGTAGGCGTAGCCTACCCAAAAGTAAGAAGCAAAAGGGGGGGTTTCACTGGGGGCTTCGCCCCCAATGAGGGAGTTCGTAGGATTTCT